AGCATATATGCTAGGTGGAGCAGGTAGTTTTCAAATGAGAGTGGTTAGAGGATAATGGCAGGTCAACTAGATTCACTTCTAAAAAGCGTTGCTAAAGATATAGTCTCGACTTTAGGTAATTCCTTAGACACAACTATTACTTATACAAAGAAGGGAGTATCGAGTTACAACGTAGATACAGGAGAGCAAATTACTGTTGATACTACTTATTCAGATTTAAAAGTTCCTATAGAATTTATAAGATCAGAAGAAGAAGGTGGACAAGAAATGAGAGAAGCAAGAATATATATTACACCTGATCTTATTGGAGATAACCAACCAACTTTAAATGATGAAGTTACATTAACTTTTGCAGGTTCTGCAAGAGTTGCACAGATAACAAATATTGATACAAAGCAAGGTGGTCAGACTTACTTGTTTACATTATTGGTGAGGTTCTAATGGCTAAAAATGACATTGATAACATTACTCCTGATTTAGATGCACAATTAAATGAAGCATTTAATTCAATGATTGGAGATGTTTTAGCTGATCTTGCAACTGAAGCTAATAGTCCAGTTTTTACAGGATTTTTAGCATCAAGTTGGAGAGCACAAAAAACACAGGTAAGACAAAAAGATAGAGTAGAAGATTTTGAACCTTGGGCTTCTATAAAAAGTGAACATAGCAAACTTAATTTACCAAAAGGTGGCCAAGGTTGGACAAGAACAAAATCAAAACCATCTAATCCAGTTATTGAACCTAGATTTACTCCTCCTACCTTTGATTACAGAAAAGGATGTTTTATTGGTAATCAGGCCGAGTATTCAAGTTATGTAATCGAAGATCCAAGAATAGCTAAATATGTAAAAAATGATGTAAAAAATACTATTAATGAAAACTTTAAAGAGAAAAAACGTGGTGCTATTAAACTTGGTACTAAACAGAAAAAAGTTTACTTTGGTAAAGGTAGTAGAAGTGGTAAGAAATATACTGGTACTTCTGAGTTTTAATTATGACTTTAGTAAATACAAGAGCAGCATTTGAAAAAGCAGTAACTGACAAAGTTTCAGATGTAGATCCTACTGTTTTAATGGTTTACGATAATGTACATTTTACAACTCCTGGAAAAACTAAAAAATATATTATTATGACAGTAGATTTTGGGCAATCTACTTTACAAAATCAAGGAGCATCTTCAGATTATTATGCTGGTGTTATTCAATGTAATGTTTATTGTCCAAAGGGAAAAGGAACTTCAGTTTTATCAGAAATAAGTGAAGCTGTTATTGACGGACTTACTTCTGTTAATGCTTCTGGTTATACAGATACCTTTAGTTGTAAACCAAGAGTTCTTGATATAACTGGTCCGACTCCTTTAGATATAGAAGATAGAAGTCACTTTGTTGGAGTAATATCTTGCCAATTTACCGCTAACGCTTAATATAGTAAAGTAATATAATTTTGATATGACAAGAGCAGTAGACTTACTCAAAAACAAGTTTGGAGTTTCTCAACTTTACAAACATGATATTAAACAAGATGATGAGATTATTCTTACTGTCTATTGGCATCCTTTGACCATTGCAGAACGAGAATCTATTCAAAAAAAATCATCTGACGATTCTAATGACTTTGCTTTACAATTAATGATTGAAAAAGCGTTAGATAAAAATGGTTCAAAACTTTTCCAAGATGGAGATAAAGCATCATTAAGAAGAGAAGTTGAAGCAAGTGTTTTACAAGAAATACAATTAGCTATGATTAATGCTGGTGCTGATAAGGAGGTTGAAGAGGCTAAAGCCGATTTGAAAAGCTAATAAAGATTGGCAATTTATTTATGGATTAGCTAAACAGTTGCATAAAACTGTAGCTGAGTTGTGTCAAACATTGACTATTGAGGAAATGATGGGTTGGGCTGCTTATAATCAAATTGAAAATGAAGAATATGAAAAACAAAAAGAACAAGCACAAAGATCTAGTGCTTTACGAGGTAAAAAGAGGTAATATAGAGAAAATGTTTTAGTTTTTATAGCAAGTGGCTAATTATAATGTCGATATTGGCGTAAAAGTTAGAGGAAAAGAGCTTAAAAGGTTTGCAGATCAACTTAAACAAACTTCAAAACAAGTAGATGGTGTTAATAGATTTCTTGATACTTTTAGAAAACAAAATATAAGAGTAAATGAAAGTATTTCAAATCTCAACGCACAATTATCTACAGCTCGGACTACTTTTCGTGAGGCAACTGCTGGAACAAAACAGCAAGTACAGGCAGCAAAAGATTTATTACAAGCAAATAATAATTTAAATAAAGGATTAACTCAACAACAAAAGTTACTAGATAACTTATCAGGAGCAACAGCAAAAAAAGCAGCAGCAGATCAACAACAATTACAAGCTGGTCTTTTAAGATTAGAAACTCAAGGAACTCGTGGTCTAGAAGAAGATTTTAAAACAAGGCAAGGGTTTCAAACAGAATTTGCAAATGAGTTAGATAAGGTTAATAAAAGTAGGCAAGAAGAAAATGATTTAGTTCAACAAAGTGTTGAAAAAACAAAACAAACTGTTGCACAGGAAATAAAAAAGAAATTTAGTATTATGGCTTCTCAAAAAGCAAGGAAAGCTAATTTTCAACAATCTGTTAGAGAACTTGAACTTGAAAATAGAATTAATAAAGTTTTACAAAATAGGCAAAAATCACAACAAAGAAGTCAAAAACTTAAAGGTGCTGCTTCAAATGCACTCATTGGTGGTGCTTTTCCATTATTATTTGGACAAGGAGCAGGTGCATCTGTAGGTGGTGCTTTAGGAGGTTTTGGAGGTGGATTATTAGGTGGACAGTTTGGTTTTGCTCTTTCACTTGTTGGTACAAGTTTAGGTGCTGCTGTAGATAGATTTGTTGATGGTGCAAGAAAAGTTGGAGAAGCAATGAATGAAAGCGGAAAAGAATTTAATAGAGTGCAAAATATTATCGGTAAAGAAGGTGCTGATAAATTAAGTGCTTTTGCTTCAAGTACAAAAACTTTATCTAAAACATTTGGAGATTTTATTCTTGGAGCACAATCTGGTGTTGCAGGATTAATAGGTGTAACTGGAATTTTAAATAATTTAATTTCTAGTATGCAAATGAGGATAGCAAAAGGACAAGCAAAAAGATCAACACAATTTCAACAACGAACTAAGAATTTAAGAGCGCAAGGTGGTCAAGGTGCAAAAAGAAGAAGCATATTAGGAGAAGAAACAAATAGGCAATTTGATCTTAATGTACAAAATTTTGCAAATGTTCAAGCAGGTACAAGTTTTGAATTAATACAAGCTGAAATTCAAGGTTTAGAAAGAGAGGCAATTTTAAATGATGATATAACAGAAAAAATGAGGCAATCATTAGAAGTTCGTTTTCAACATCAAGATATTATTGAAAAATTAGTAAAAGCAGGAGCAGTAATATCAGATCAAGAAAGTGATATGATTTTTGATTTATTAGAACAAAAACAATTAAGACAAGACAATTTAGATTTACAAAAATTTCTTAAAGAAAATGCTAAAGAGATGAGAAGCCTTGAAGATGAAGACCAGAAAAATTATGACGATGCAATAAAAAAATTAGATAAACTCAAAGAAAGCAGTAATTCTGTAACAAAAAATTTAGAAGATCAAAATAAATTAAATTTAATTAAATTATCTGGTTCTGAATATGAAATTGCTTTAGCCGAAAAAACATTGGGATATGACAAAGAAAAATTAGCTACATTCGATGAAGAAGCCTTTAAAATAGCTTATAATAACAAATTAAGAATTGATGGTTTAACAAAACAAAAACAAATAACTGAAGATATTAAAAATTTACTTGCAACAGAAATGAGTACCGCAATTAAAGGTTTGATAACAGGAGCAAATAGTTTAAATGATGCTTTTAGAAATATTTTAAATAAAATGGCAGATGCTTTTTTAAATATCGGTTTATTTGGAAATGTTGCTGGTACTTTAAAAGAAGGTAGTGGATTGTTAGGAAATTTATTTGGTGGACTACTTGCTAGTGGTGGCCCAGCAAAAGCAGGTAAATCTTACATAGTAGGAGAACAGGGACCAGAATTATTTACTCCAGGTGTGAGTGGAATGGTATCTCCTAATAATGCACTAGGAGGCTCTACAAATGTAGTAGTAAATGTAGATGCTTCTGGTTCTTCTGTTGAAGGTGATGAAGATAGAGGTAGAGAACTTGGTCGTGTAATTTCAGTTGCGATACAATCAGAATTAATTAAACAGAAAAGACCAGGAGGTTTACTTGCATAATGGCTACTTTTCCATCAATAACACCTACTTACGGGCAACAAAAAAGATCCGCACCATTAACCAGAACAGTTCGCTTTGCTGATGGCTATGAACATCGAATATTATTTGGACTTCCTGCTCATCAGAATGGAAAAACTTATAATTTTACTTTCAACGTATCAGAAACAGATTCAGATACTATAGAAACATTTTTAGATGCAAGAGCAGAAGATTCTGCCAGTTTCGACTTTACTCCTCCTGGAGAAAGTGCAGCAGGTAAATATGTTTGTCCTTCATGGTTAAAATCTATACCTTATAACAATAGGGCTACAATACAGGCAACATTTAGAGAAGTATTTGAACCATGAGTACTGCTCCGATTATTACTGATCTACAAAAGATCAATCCATCATCAGTTATTGAATTATTTACTTTAGAAATTACTGCTGCTTTACATGGATCAAATGCAACATACAGATTTCATGCAGGTACAAATTATAACTCTAATGCAGATATTATTTGGGCTACTAATACATATACAAAAATACCAATACAGGCAGAAGGTTTTGCTTATACAAGAGGGCAGTTACCAAGACCAACTTTAGTTGTAAGTAATGCTCTTAATACAATTACAGCACTTTTGTTAACTGTCAATCAGACCACAGCAGGTAATGATTTAACAGGAGCTACAGTCACTAGAATTAGAACTTTAGCAAGATATTTAGATGCAGCAAATTTTCCAGGAAGTTCAAATCCATTCGGAACACCAGATCCTACAGCAGAATTTCCACAGGAAATATATAAAATTGATAGAAAATCATCAGAAAACAGAGAGACAGTTACATTTGAATTAGCAGCAGTCTTTGATCTTGCAGGTGTTCGTGCTCCAAAACGTCAATGTACAAGATCTATATTCCCTTCTATTGGTACGTTTAACTAATGAGTTGGAGATATAAAGCATTACTTCATGCAAAGAAAGAAGATCCTAAAGAATCTGTTGGTGTTTTATTAAATATTAAAGGTAAACAACAATATTATCCCTGCGGCAATCTGTCTACTTATAGTCATCAATGTTTTATTCTTGATCCAGAAGATTATATAAAAGCAGATAACTTAGGAGAAATAACAGCTATTATTCATAGTCACCCTGTAACACCACCTACACCAACTCAAGCTGACAAAGTTAGTTGTGAAGATAGTGGCTTACCCTGGCATATTGTTAATCCTAAAACAGAGCAATGGGGTTACTACGAACCAACTGGCTATAAAGCTCCGTTATTGGGTCGTGAATGGGTTTGGGGTGTAACTGATTGTTGGTCTTTAGTAAGAGATTGGTATAAAGAAAATTTAAATATAGATTTAAGAGATTGGGAAAGACCTTTAACACCAGAGGAATTCTTAAAAGATCCTATGTTTGAACAATGTGCATGGAGAACAGGCTTTAGACAATTAAGACCAGAAGAAAAATTACAAAAAGGAGATTTATTATTTATGTCAATAATGAGTCCAGGCTTAAATCATGTAGCTTTATTTTTAGGAGATGAAATTTTACATCATTTAGCAGATAGACTATCTTGTAGAGAGCCATTATCAGAATGGTTGTTAAAATGTATAGGAGGGAGGTATCGTTATGCTGCGTAAGGTAAAACTGTATGGCGAACTTGCTAAAATTGTTGGTCATAAAGAATTAGAAGCAAAAGTAGATAATATTAGTCAATCTATTAGATTTTTAACATCTAATTTTCCAAAAACAGAAAGATATATAGCAAATACAAATTTTAAAGTTTTAGTTGGTGATTATCAAATAAGTGAAAAAGAATTAGAAGATCCTATAGGAAAACAGGATTTACATTTTGTACCTGTAATAACTGGTGCTGGAGGAGAAGGAGGATTAGGTAGAGTGTTAACTGGTGCAGCATTGATTGGTGTTGGAATATTATCTGGTGGAGCATCTTTTGGTGCAACAGGCTTTACAGGAGTTGGTTTTTTAGGAGGTGCAACAGCAGTTGCAGGTAATGTTGGTATTTACATGGCTCTTTCAGGTGTTGCAGAAATGTTAGCTCCCACACCAAAAACTCCTGATTTTTCTTCAGAAGAAGATCCTAGATTATCTTTTAATTTTTCTGGTACGCAGAATACATCAAGAGCAGGTACTCCTGTTCCAATAGTTTATGGTGAAATATTTACAGGAAGTGTTGTAATAAGTGCAGGTGTTGATACTGAACAGGTGAGAGCATGACTAAACCTAAAATTATTAGAGGTGCTGGTGCTCCACCTCCTCCCTCTGCCCCACCTCAACCTACAAGAACTCCTGATACCTTACATAGCAGACAATTTGCTACATTAATGGATTTAATATCAGAGGGAGAGATAGAAGGTTTTGCTTCTGCTTCTAAAGCTGGTCTAACAAAAGGAACAACCGCATATAATAACGCTGCTTTAAAAGATGTATTTTTAAACGATACTGCTATCTTGCAAGCTAGTGCTAACAATTCCAGTCCAGCTACAACTGACTTTAATTTTCAAGACGTAACCTTTGACCCCAGATTTGGAACTTCAGATCAAACTCATATCAATGGAATAGAAAGTAGTGAGTCATTGCAAACTGTTGGAGTCAATGTAACAAAGGCTTCTCCTGTCACAAGATCAATAACAAATACAGATATTGACGCTGTAAAAGTAACAATAACTTTTCCTCAGATTCAAGTTGCAACAAGTTCTGGTGATCTATTGGGAAGTTCAGTTAATTTACAGATACAAGTTCAATACAATAGCGGTGGTTTTACTACTTTAATAGACGATACTATTACAGGAAGAACTGCTGATGCTTATCAAAAAGAATACAGAGTAACTTTGACAGGTGCTTTTCCTGTTGACATAAAAGTTGTAAGAGTAACTGATGATGCAGCAGACACAAGCACAGTAAATGGTTTTCAATTTACGAGTTTTTCAGAAATTGTTGACGATAAACAAACTTATCTAAATAGTGCTTATGCTTCTTTACGAATAGACTCACAACAGTTCAGTTCTATACCAAAACGTAAATATCGAATAAGAGGAATAAAAGTAAGGATTCCAGGTGCAGGAGCTTCTAGTTCTGGAACACCAACAGTAGATAATACAACTGGTCGTATTGTTTATCCAGATGGCTATATTTTTAATGGGGTTATGGGTGCAGCTACTTATTGTAACTGTCCTTCGATGATACTATTAGATCTTTTAACTAACACTAGATATGGATTTGGAGATCATATTACAGACAGTAATTTAGATTTATTCTCTTTTGTTACTGTTAGTAAATATGCAAATACATTGGTATCAGATGGTTTTGGAGGACAGGAAGCTAGATTTAGTTGTAATGTAAATATCCAAAATAGTAATGAGGCTTTTGATCTAATAAATGAATTAGCTGGTGTAATGCGTTGTATTCCTATATGGTCTGCTGGATCTATAACTCTTTCTCAAGATAGCCCTAAAGATAGTTCTTATATATTTAGCTTGGCAAATGTAGGAGAAGGTGGTTTTAATTATTCTGGAAGTAGTTTAAAAGCAAGACATAGCGTAGTTTCTGCCAGTTATTACAATATGGATTCGCAAGACGTAGATTTTGAAGTTGTTGAAGATAGTGCGTTAATAGCAAAGATAGGAACTGTAGTAAAACAGGTAAAAGCATTTGCCTGTACTTCGAGAGGACAAGCAAATCGTCTTGCAAAGAATATATTATTTGCAGAAAATAATGAGTCAGAGGTTGTTACTTTTACAACATCTATTGATAGTGGTGCGATATGTAGACCAGGAAGTGTTATTGAAATAAACGATCCAGTAAGAGCAGGGATTCGTAGATCAGGAAGAGTGAACGCTGCCACCACAACTCAGATAACAGTAGACGATACAGCTTCTACAGATTTACCAACTACAAATAATCCAACATTAAGCGTTATATTACCCGATGGAACTGTAGAAACTAAAGATGTCTCATCTATCTCAGGTGCAGTTATAACAGTATCTTCTGCTTATTCTGCTACTCCAAATGTAAATACAGTCTGGTTGTTGTCCAATGATACTGTTCAATCTCAAAAATTTAGAGTAGTAACAGTAGAAGAGCAAGATGGTATGAATTATGCAGTAACAGCTTTATCTTATGTTCCTGGTAAATATGATTTTGTTGAAGATGGTGCATCTCTTCCAACTAGAACTGTATCGACCTTTGTTGGATTAAAAGAACCTCCTAGTGCTTTACAGGTAGAAGAAAAAATTGTTGAGATTAATAATCAGGCAATATCAAAACTTATTATCAGTTGGCAACCTATAACAGGTGTTACGCAGTATCAAGTTAACTATAGATTTAATAATGGTAATTTTATTTCTACAACAGTTTCTTCTCCTGACTTTGAAAT